TATTTTATCCTCAGACGAGATGATAAAATCATTCAGGTGGGCGACAAAACTCGTCTCTGAGTTCTGGCAATAGTCCTGTATTGCAGTCTTCAACTGCGTATAAGTGAACGACAATTAGACACTTCCCTTTGTTTTAGTTCCCTTGGTCGCAGCCCCCACTCCGCGAGTGGTGAAGGGCTTGCTCTTCTTGGCCCCGTTCTTAACCAACCCACCCACGTTGTACCGCTGCTCAACTTCCATGGGGATACCCGTCTTGGCTGCATGTTCGCGAGCCTTCTGGATTCCCTCTGCGTCATAACTGAATTTCTTGTTTCCTACCTTCGGCATAACTATCTCCTTAAACTTCCAAAAATCTAATGTAATCAAGCTCAAAGCAGTCCGACTGCTGTACCCCGCTTGTCGGGTAATACTTATACATAAGTATCCGCCACCCAAGAATGTCCCCGTTATCTTCCCAGGCCCCAGCCGTGTCCGCGTCGTCACTGTCCCAGGTCAGAATAAACCAGTCATCCCCGCCTCCGGACAGCCTGAAAAAGTCTGGCTCTGGAATAGATATGGAACAGCCGCTTTCACCCGCTGCTGCTTTGGTTGCGGTTCTCCACTTAAATTGACCGAACCACTCTCTTGTCCCATCGAAATCGGACTTGCCTATAGAGCTTGGCTTGATCAACCGTATTCTCATCTCAACCCTTTTGTACTTACCCGTGAGTATCACATCGGATTCGACAACGGCATCGGTGGCTACGACCCGGCCCTCATACGGAAAAGTGCTGAGGTAATCAAAGTAATAAAACTGTACCGCAGAGCTTGGAAGCGGTTTGATTAACGCATTCCGGGAACTGGTATCCAGAGTCATAACTGTATTGTCCGGGACACCATCAGTAAGCGGGGTCATCTCCGCCACATAGGCTATGTTATCAAGCCCGTAGTAATAGAAGTTCCATTCCGGGGCGCGACCACCTACCGGTGGAATGTCGTAAGTCGTCCTGAACATTACCCACATCACCTTCAGGGCAGCAGGAAAGCCCGAAAGGGTAATTTCAAATTCCATAGTCCCACCGGTAAGGGAGTTCGCGAATCCACCCGATTTAGGGAAAGTGTTGTGAAAATCCCCATCGAATATGGTTTCCCCACCCAACTTCAACCGCCCGGTACCGCCCCCGGGCGGGGGGGCTGCCCAATAAGCATAGTAGTTGTCCCCATTTACATCAAACTCGTCAAACATAATGGAAATTGAAGACGATAGAACCTCCACTGCGGAAGAAAAAGACGGGAAAGTTATAGTGAACGTGGTCGGCGTGTCCATCTCTACGATAAACGAGGCCCCAAGACCCTCACCCGGGGTACTGGTAAGCTCCAGTACCTCATCAATATAACCGGTCTTGTTGAGGTGAGAAAACTGACGCAGGCGATAGTTGGGGGCGGTGGGCATGAGATCGGTACTCAGAACTTCCGCGTAATAATTCCTATCCTGATCTACTCTTTTAACCGTAGCCAGACCAGTTATGAAGTTATAGACCTGACCCAAAAGACCGAATCGACTCTCCATCAGACTCGTATCCGGCCTCGGATTCCTCAGGGCCTGTGGATCATTGACGGGCTCTCGCCCAAGATGGTTCTGTGGATGATCAGGATCCCAGCATTCTTGACAAACCAAGAGGCCGGTCTTGTCCATGTTCACAACCTCAGACTTGAGGTCTCTCAGGGAATACCGGAACCCGCATCGGTCGCAAAAGCCGAACGCTTTCCTGCCTGCGGCAAACGGCTGACTCAATGATCAGTACCCCGGGATGTACGGAACAAAGCGGGCCGATGTCTTGACCCGATCCTCTTCCGCAGCGAGCTGGAACTGCTCTTCATACACCTGCTTTAGCATCATCGCCCTATCAGAAACCTCTGGGCGCTTCATAGCGATATGATAGGCGAGGCCCGACACAAGGGCAGGCATGAACCTGTCTGGGACCTGAACCGTATTAGACGAGGCGTCACCAGTGTCGGCTATTCGCTTGACACGCCAATACACAAGTTTGTACTTGGAGTCTTCGTCGGGGACCGGCCAAAGGGTGATGACGCTCTTCTGATCCACGCCCGCCGTGCCAGCGCCCAAGATCTCTTTGCGCTGCAAGTAGTATTGGAGAGGTCTCCCCTCGCTCAGTTTGTTGGGGATGGTCGCATACGTCGGCTGGGATATCCTATTCATGTGGTAGTCGGACTGTAGGGTTGTGTCCGTATCATCGGTTCTCAGAACAATATCTAGGAGACCTGTAGTTGCCACATCGAGGTTGTACGAGGCCGTTCCCTTCTTCAGGTACAGGGCCGTCGAGATACCCAGACTAACTCCAGCACTGGTCTCATCAACCTGCACCTCACCATCAATCGTCCAGAGGTTCAGCCCCCGATTCTGCCACTCCAGCGTGAGGAGATTCAGGCTACGGCGAGCCGTCTTCAGGTCATACCCCGAGCGCAGCTCAAGCCCCGCCCGCTCGTAGGCTTCCTCTACAATTTCCGTGATATCGGGGTTGAATGCATATGTTCCGCTAATCGCCATTAGTCACCGCCCCTTAGTGCCTCTAAAATATTTTGTGTCGCTTCCCGCTGCTCAACTTGCATGGTCTTTATATCTTCCCGGACCTCTACAAGCAATTCAGAATTGTGCTGAACCGCCATCCCCATCCTCGCCACACCGATCTCAACATCAGAGACCCTACTGGCAGACGCCGCCCCGGGATGGGTGCTTTCACCGGCATGGGTGACTGAAAAAATAAAAAGGCCGCCAAGAGCGGCAGCCACGATTGAGATCACGGACCAGAATGCGGTGTGGGAAACTTTCTCCATCACCCACCCTCGTAAAACACTGAAACTTGGATATCCGCCGGGGCCGGATGTTGCGTACCGGCTGTTGCAATATTTACAAAATGGATGCCATCAGGGAAAACAATAGAGCAATTCCTAAACATCAAATTAAAAGGCTGTTGAGAGGTACCGTAACCGCTGGCACCCCTATCTGTAACCGCAAAGCGAAATAAATTATTTCCTGCAGAGTCTTGCATTTTTATATCTCTATTGTCGATGCCTCTTTGCGCCACATTTCCAGTGCCAGCATTGTCCTTGATGTAGTACTGGACACCGAGAAGCCTAACCTTCTGCCCGACTAAGACATTACTTGAAGCCGCGTTATTCAGAGTAACCTTTACTGAGCTAACAAATCGACTCACGAAGCATTGTCCTTCCCGCCCTCAACAAAAAACGAACCGCCGTAAAAACCAGAGTCGGCACTAAAATAAATACCGTCTTCAAAAAGAATCCCCCCCGACTGCATGTCTATATATGGAGCGTTCGTTTGATACGCATCAGCGCCGGAGTGACCGCTGTGACTCGTCGCAACAATCAATCTAGTGTCCCCTGAGGAGGTGCCATTCTTGAGGGTTATGTTTACAAATCCACCACCAGCAGTGTTCCCGGCGGAAGAGATTCCATACAGGCGAGTTCTTCCCTGAACGATTAGCCTCCCCGAAATATCGGTAGCCGTAACGTAAACGCATTTCAAATCGGCGGAATCAGACATCAAGATCCACCCGTGTAAACAAGGCTTATCGCAAACGAAGTAAAGATAGTGTCAGATCCAGAATCATCCGTCTGGGTAAGGTACATCCCATCATCAAAACGTATATATCCATCTCCATCCAGCATGGATACAGTCTGACAAGTCCCGTACCCCTCAAAGGTGACAACCGGAATCTCAAATTTAATGTCTGAAGCGGAAGACGTTGTTCCGTCTTTTATCTGAAGAGTGCCCTTCACAACACTCGATGAATCGTGCAAATTCTTGTAGTAAAGAATCACACCATGGAGCCTGCATGGACCGACAACCCTTCTGCTCGCATCGGATGGGCTGTCACTCGCTCCGAAGAAAAAGTAACTAGAATTTAGATCTGAAATACCAGACAAGGTTAAGCAGCCCCCTGATAGACAAGGGTTACGGACTCGATCACGTTATCACTTCCCTCTTGTGGAGAAGCAAGATAGAGTCCCTCAGGAAAACGTATTCCGTCTCCGGGGATATTTATAAAGGGATGTGGATTAAACCACAAAGGTCTAACAAGATATGTTGTGAGAAGAACAGAGCCGGAAGAGCTACCACTTTTGAACTGAACAGGATACGGAGCTTGCTGTGTCGCATCCTCGGTATGTGTCATGTAAACACCGAGAAGCCTAAGGTCACCAGATAGTGTGAAGTTGTCTGCATCTGAAAACTTATGAAACTTGCATTCTGCGTCAACTTGATCCATTAGCTTCCATCACCCGCAGATGTACTCCCAGAATAGAAAACGCTTATCCTCTCACACCAGTCAGACTCAATCGGGGCAGTGATACCGGACGGAAAGCGTATACCCCTCCCCGGAAGCATGATATTTACAAACGCGCTCTCCCCATAATACCCACCCACGGACTTACCTAAAAAAATTGTAAATAGAACCGCTGATGTAGACTTGTCCTTAAACTCAATCTTTCTATCTTCAGTATCCCCAGAACTCCCGGACTCACTGGGAATAGCCAAAATACCGCGAAGGCGGATGCCCTGATTGGTGGTAGACGCGGGGATATTCAGCGTCTTGTCGCCACTTGAAGAATCTATTTCGTAATTCTTTACGTCATCCCCGGTCAAGGCTACTCCAGTGAATAGGGGGCACCCGAAGGTGCCCCCGGGTTATTGCTATACATATTTGAATATAGCAGTTACCTTAATTGTGGTTGCTGCCGTTGCGAGATCGTGCGTGATCGAAGTAAAGCGAACATACACAGATCTATCCGCTGAACTATAATACGAAGCAGCGGGTGTGATTGCCTCAGTTGTAGCAGGACCACCATGGGGCCCAACGCCGACAACGAATTGATTCGCCGCGTGCCCGTGACCATTTTCTATAACTCGCAGAGGGGTGTTTGCGGCCCATGTTACGGCAGAGCCACCGTCATCAAGCAACGCAGTAGCAGCCAAAAGCTCCGCGCCGCCGGATGCCGTGCCGACACTGATATCCAAATCGTCACCAGACGCACCGGCAGTCACAATAGCACCAGCGTTGTACACGATAAGATCGTTAAGAACCGTCCCGGCGGGTTGCGTTCCAAGGCTAATGTCGTAGTTAATATCCTTGGTTACTGCAATGGTTCCACTTGTAGCCTGAATTGTTTTTGTTCTATTAAGATCCGTTACCACGCCCGTGCTGGAATCAATGCTGATTTCGGAAAATCCATTCTCCGACCGGACGGGACCGTTAAAGGTTGTATTACCCATCTTGTATTACCTCGATGTACGCATCTACCTCGCCAGTCCGCGTACTGTCTGATTAAGTCTGACGAGTTTGGTTAAAAGAAAAGGGCGGGGACCCGAAGGCCCCCACCCATAAAGCAACCATCAAGTGATGTTGCCACTTCCGAAGATACCGAGATAATCGGAGACGCCGAAACTGTATCGTTCCCGTGCCTTGTACCGAACATTGCCAGTATCAAAATCACCGTCCATACCTGTTTGCAGGGCGGTGCGCTGGAACATCTTCATGCCATTCGGAATATCAGTCATGATGAACCAGAACTTCTTGTTCGTGGTCGTCAGG